CCAGGACTTTAGGACGCCTATACTGGGAGACTTTGAACGTTCGCAATGCGAAATTTAATGACGCCACGAGGGGGGCGCGTAGATAGCGTTGGATGATACGCTGGTTGCTAGATTAGAAGCACCATCTAGCCGGACATCGATGCCCATAGCGGAGGAGTATGGAAGACACCGCTGAGTCAAGTCACTTCTTGAGGACTTATTGGACGGGAAGGAATTACTCAGAATCAACTCGAGGATGACGTTGGAGTTGAAAGGATCCTCAATTGAGGAAAAGAGGGAGAAGGAACCAAAGAAATAATCGGCTGCGAAAGCACGACCGAAGCGCTTACTAAGTTGCGCAAATGTGTGTGATTGACCTACAAGCCAGGTGCACGCTTGTTTGAACCCAACCTCACGTTTGATGTATTCGAAGTCAACGGAGTATGGAGCACCAGAGTTGAACCCGAATGTTTGCCGAAGCATCATGGGACGTTTAGCTTTGAAAGTGAGGGCAGGACCTTCCACTCTTACGAACTGCGTGGAAGGAGGGTCGAAACCAGAGAAGTAACCGCGAATGGAGTTCACGATACCTAATGAGAATTTTGAATCTAAATTCAGCAGAGAACGAGGAACATTTACCACCTGGATGGCAGAGGACACAGAGGTGTCAGGTTTGGCATCAACGACAACGTCAAGATAAACCTCGCAAACAAAGCCCAATCCGCCCGCCCCAACGGGTACTGAGATTAAAGCTCCGAAAGCTGGATTTAACCCGACGACATCAGAGAGTAGCCACCTTTTGCAGAAAGAGAAAGTCGCGCCACGAGTCAGGAGAACTCCAAACTTGACGGCAGACTCGCGAGCTCGCTGCAACTTATCCAACCTTTCCCGAGATCCGGGTTTGGACATAAGGATCGAGGCAATAATGCCGGCAACAGGCCCAGAAACGGAATTGGGTGTCAACTCTTTCTTCAAAAACGTCGCGCGCTTCGACGACACATATGTTTTCAAAGAGTTGAGATTTGAGCCTAGAGCAGTGTACAGAGCAGGATACAGGGACGCCAGCATCATATCCGAAACGAATTCGACACTGTCATCACCCATTGCAAGCTTCAAAGTGGACGCATTCAGACCTAAGTCTGCGCACAATGCACGCACTTGACGCGAAATGATCAAATTCAAAAGCACATTGAACAAGGAGGTGAAGCGAACGCCGGAAGCAAGGGTGCCTGTGTTCAGCACCGACTTACCATCGACTTCGAACACTTGGAGCGAAATGCGTTTCACAACCGCAGCACGAAAATCATCTGGAACAGCGAGGAATTTCATGCACTCATCAGCCATAATCGCTTGCCTCGACACAGAATGGTGAGTTTCAAAGTTTTTCCAATCGACACAAACTGCAGCATCTGGGAAAGAAGCTTTAATGGCCAAATCCATTGCACGAAGCTGCTCTGGCGACTTACCGAACGGCGTCAAGAAAGATTTGGACAAGGAATCCTCCCACGGCTTAACCCAATAAGAGTCAATGATACCGGACTGCAAATCGACTGGAAAAATGGAGCGGAACTTCCCCTTCTCATCAGGTTTGGATACAGGTTTAATTGTAATCCTATCCGCGAGAAGGATGTCCGCAGGATCTATCTCCTTCAGCAGGGCGAACTGAGCGCGAGACAACCGGATGCGAGTTTCACCTATATCAAGAAATTGTCCCGGGGCAGATCCAGAGGTCATGAATCCATCGAGGTCGGAGATAAACTCGGAAGGAGAGCGGGAAGGAGGTATCGGTGAAGGCAGCTCAACTAACAATTGATGAACGGCGTGCCTGAAAGCATCGTCTGAATAATTCGGAAAGCCCGTCCAGATTGCGGGGACAGTCTCGGAATTGGCACTACCCGACACACTCTCGAACACATTGAACTCGAATAAAGGGGCAAAATCTGAGGGCAAGTAACCAAAAATCTGCGTGAGGGAAAGTAACTTCTCTTTGGACTTAAGAGGGAAATCAAAAACAGTATCAAACCTGTTGGCGACAGTGGAGAAGTGTTTAAAAGCAGAATATATTTCAAAGATTGAGCAGGCACCCAATCTTGAATCTCTGAACAGTTGAATAAGAGGGGCATCCAACGAACCATCCATGTGCAGGAGGAGCAGAAGCCCAGCTTTAGTGAAAGCATCAAGCTGGGAGAAAAACTGCGGAAAAATATGACATGTGGCAGAATACGCAGCAATGACTGCCTCCGGACGCAATGACCGCGAACGATTTTCACTCCTCGACCTGTAAACCACAGCATCTGGCGCATAGTCCACCCTCCCCCCGTCTAACCAGGAAGAAGATGTCGTGTGTTGTTTTTTGTTTGTTTTTGCGACAAGGATACTGTATTCACAGTCGGTGAAAATGAAATCGTAGGGATCATGCTTCCGCATTAAAAGCATGAAGGTGTCAAGATCGCGGGAATTGTAACCAGACTTGACCATGAGGAACTTAATGCGAGCGACGGGATCGTCATTCAAAATGGAAGGCGCCATGAAAGACGCATCAAATGAAGCAGAGACAAACTCCGCAAAAGACTTAACCCTTAGTCCGAGGCGGTGGTAGACGCCTGGACCGGGGCTGAGCCTAAAAAAGAGGCCAATTGCCGCTCTGCCTCTTCAACATCTGCAGCCGTGTCATCACTGAATTGAGGCTGGGGTATGGCTCCCATCCTGAAAGTCCTTCTCATTGGCGTGCGGATTTTACCATCCGGCAGCTGAGTTATAGCATCAATTCCGATCGCCTTGGAGTTTCTAACGTTGCCCAGAAGACGCGTAAAGCACCAGACTAGGCATGGAGAACAACCGAAAGCATCACCATAAATGTACCCGGAGTTGGTAATGTGGGGACCGGCAGCTGCGATGGAACAAAGCTTAGGAAAAGCGGCAGAATTGGGAGGGTCAACGACATCATAAATGTCATCGTCATCTTGCTGAATCATGATAGCAAGGAGGCTCATGTCAAAGGAGTCAGTTCCAGGACCAGGTGGCTGAACTGAGACTTTAGAAGAAATCATCGGAGCATTCGGCTGTCCTGTGCGACGGAAGAGAAAAGGTGAATCCATCAGCTTCTGCTGCCAAGCTTCCATCCCAGGCACGATGTGAGTGAAGGCACCGAGTGAACATCGGGTGTACGAATAACCCACATTCGTCGCAGGGAGCACGAGCCTGAAGAACGTCAGAGGGTGGTTGGCCGCAGCATCGGAGTATACCGCTGGATTAAGACCCAACAACCGAGCGTGCATGTCCCAAGCCACACGCTGGAAATGCCTGCCTATCCCCCTGGAACCAAGGGCAGCGGCAAACCGTGTTTCTTGGTGTTCAACAGCATCAATGTAGTTCAGCCCCAACTTCATCCATGTGAGGTCGATGGCCATAACTAGCAATTTTGAAACCCACTCCGAGAACGTGCAATGAGCATTGTCAGACCAGCGCCTGAAAGGGAGGGAAGTTGATGGCCTGTTGACAGATGTCACCTTAAAGAAAGGGGAAAGGACTTGGCTAAGGAAGACCCAATCCGTTTGCGGGAGAAAAGCCCCTGGGCGAGAAGCATCAGCAGCAGCATTCACATAATATGTGCCCTTCACAGACGAGCCATAACTAAAGGGATGGTAAAAGACACCGCGGAGAGCACCCCCACCAGCAGCAGCAGCAAGAGGCGTGAACACTCTATCCGTCTGAAGGAGCCTCTCACCACGCGCTGCACCTGAATGCGTTCCGTCAATCTGCCGACCAACATGAGCACGGGTGGCTTGTCTGAAGAACCAAGCAATGTTTGGGGAATCATAATCCTCAGTGATTGCCGGCAGGGCACGAATGATGTCAGCACAACCAGTGTCAAATCCAGCATAGGCAAAAGCAAGCAAGTTGTAAAATGCGGGAGTAGCCTGGGCCGTGACACCGATTTCAACTGGGGCTGGCACGAGGCCGGTTGCCGCCCAATTGAGGGGGTTCACAAGTGCAGCAGATGTGCCAATTCCATTAACGTTGGACAGGTTCTGGTCAGAAATCACAACGTTAAGAACACAATCATTCCTAAACCAATCGGGCATGTGAGTCCAATGCGAAGCGATGTCAGTGACGACAGTCTGAACTCCTGGAACGCCCGCAGCATGGTTGAGGGTGTCCGCAGCCCAGCGGGGGGCAACAAAAGGATGGGGCAACATACCGATCAAGATTTGAGAGAGCAAGGCACCAAGAGGCAATTTTGCATCAAGAACTGGCAAGATGAGAGTGTATTGAGG